TACCGATACCGCCTTGACCTTTTTCGCCAATATATTGATCTTTGTTTTTAGCAAAAGCTGGGTCAAATTTTTCAACATTAACATGGTGCATTTCGTGTTTTTGACGCTTTTCAACAGGGTGCATTGTTACAGGTATTTCACGCTCACCAACCTTAACAGATGACTCTGGTTCTTCTTTATTGCCCATTTTCTTGGCAATATATTCCTCACGGTTTTCAGAAGTAACTATTTCCCTGCTCATATAGCTCTTTCAACAGCTTCTGCTTCTGCTTCTTTTTCAGTAGTTTTGTTGATGTGAGCCAAGACCAAAGCCAACTGTGCCTTCATTTGCTCAATTTCAATCTTAGTTTGATTGTTAATAACTGTGTCAGTCTGCTTAGTAGCATCACGCATTTCTGTATCGTGTGCTTTAGTAGTCTGGCGCATGATTTCACGCTTAGTTTCAGCTTCTTGCTTAACGCCTTCAATGTCTTGACGTTGCTTGATCATCATCTGCAACTGCTGATTTTGTTGCTGTAACTGTTGCATTTGCTGTTTAGCATTAGCCAACTGCATCTGAACTTGTGGTGGAATTGGTGACTTATCGTCAATTTGCGCCATTGGGTTAACAGCAGCCAAACGATCAGCAATAACTTCTGCGCCAGGGAAATCCATATTTCTAAAGATTAAATCGCCAGCTTGTTGCATTAAGTTAGGATCAACTGACAACATCTGAACCATTGAATCTACTGCTTCTTGACGTTTAGAGTTGTAACCAGGGCCTGTTTCCATAACCACATCATACTCGCCTACAGTAACGTCATTTAGCACTTTCGCCACGCCTTGATCATCTTGACCTTGCTGATTAATAGTAACCATCTCAGGCTTGCCGTCATCGCCAATAATACGCATGACACGCTCTCTGTCATAAATCTTAGGAATCAGATCAAGAATGATGCGACCTGTGTGACGAATAGAACGAGTTAAGTTGTCGTAATAGTGGAAATTGGTCATATCCACTTGCATTTGCTGACCTTGCAATGCTTTGCCTGACATATTGCCTTGTGGCAACTGGCTAGGGTCAAAAATACCTACTACAGCTTGTAAATCGCCATTTAAGCCTTGCAATGCAGTTACGATGCCTGATGGTGGTGGTTCTGGCTGTAAGCGTGTAGGAGCTGGTGCAGGTCTGCCCTCAATGTCTGTCTGCTTGTAACGCAATACAGGCATAGCTTTGATGTTAGCCATCGCCCATTCATTCTCATGCCCTTCGTCTTGACCTTCTGCGAGCAACCATTTAGCTTTAGGCGCAAGCGCAACAGATTCAGTAAGAGCTGTTGACCAATAGTTATACATACGCTGTGGGTCTTTAGCCATACGAACAAGACCAAACTTTTTGTGCTTATCGTCAACACGCACTTCTTGGCCGTAAACAGGCACGATAGGAATGTATTTGCCAGCCCATTCGCCTTCTTCAAGGATTTGCATCGCTGTTAGCTTGCACCATTTAATTTTTTTGCGCCAAGTTTCACGCTTATCTATGACGGTAATGCCAGCAGCTTCTAATACTTCTTTACTAGGGATTTCATCGCTAAAGCCTGTTGTGCCATCTGAGAGCTGTAAAAGCATCTCTTTTGTGCGTTCTGTGTAGAAATACTCAGCTATGCGTATATCTTCCTTTGTGACCCATTCCGATTCCGTATCTCCCGTTCCTCTACTGGAAAATCCTTGAGTGTCCTCAGCATCGGGATACATCTTTTTGAACACAGCTTTGCTGACAACGGTAGTAACCAGACATTTCTCAGCATCAGAGCCATCAGGCTGAACGCTGTTAGGGTCAAAATACACAGTAAAAGGGTTCTCAATACGCTTAATGTAGATTTCTTGGTCAAAGCTGTCATCCCTTACATAGTCTGTTGTAACACGCCAGTAGCCCCAGCCCATCTTCACGCAATACTCAAAAGCATGGTCATACGCCTGGTCAGCATCAGATTGATTCTCAATGTGACGAGTAATGCCTGTAATTATCTCAGCTACTTTCGCATCTGATTCATTGTTCATGCCATGCACTTTAATGCGTGGGCGTTGCTGGCGTTGTTGATTGCAGATTTGACGAATATAAGCATCTAGCTTATTGATTGTCAGGCATGGGCGAGCTTCTAATACACGGCTATTTTGCACATCTACAGGCCATTGATCGCCTGCTGCAAAACGCACATCGTCAAGAGCTTCAGCACGATTGTTGCTGTCAGAGTCATTGCACAGTCGTAAAAACTGCTTGGCTTCTTCTATTCTGCCATCTGATTGTTCGTCTGCAACTCTATCGTATGCCATAAGATTCCTTATTCTTTGCCCGATTTTAAGACATTTGTTGTGTTTTTACTACACATTTTAGCCCATCCATGAGCTAGGTAGTTGGTAAGTTTTTGGTTGTTTCGGTGCTTTTCTTGGTTCGTTAACCATCAAGCCGATGTAACGAAAAGCATCTGCACCGTGGCTGTAGTTATCGTGCAATGGTTTTTGGCTGAACTGTTTGGTGTCGGGGTCAACGTCATATCTGTAATGGCGCAAGCATTGCAGACCATCGTGAGTGTTATTGCGATCAAACCAGCACTTATTGAACATCATTCGTGCAGCGTTGATTGAGTCTGCTATCGGGGTTCTTTCAATGACTCTAGTATTGTATCCCGCAGCTCTAACGATTTCTTCGATGCTTCTACCGTTACTAGATAGAGTTTTATTCCCTGCATCATGAGGTAGCCACAAAGTGTCGATAACGTATCCATAGGACTGTATTTTAGCAAGATAATGAGCGATTGTCTGCTGAGTGTTCTCGTAGTAACGGATTAATCTGACTTCTTGGCTAATAAACTGAACAAACCAAATAGCAGTAGCATCTGCCCAGCCCAAATCAAATACAGCGTGAACAGGCTTAATTGGATCGTATGGGACATTTGTTAACCTTCCGTCAAGTTCTGCCATTGTCATTTCTTTGGCAAAGATAGCGCCATCTACTGTCTGACGGCATAAACCTTCCCAAACTGTGTTGTAAGCCTCTCTATCTCTGCTAAATAGCGCATCTTTCTCAAGTCTTAGCGTATCAGGAAACCAGGGATTATCAGACCAATTAATCTTTGCGACTTTGCAATTTTCAGGTGGATTTATGACAAATCTTTGATAAGTTTCGTCTGACTCTAATTCTGGATTAAATGTAACCCATATTTCTGAGCCTTCTTTACGAATTGTTGGTATAAGAACATTCCAACTAGTTTGACTAATTGAAGCGGCTTCCTCGCACCAAACAATGTCAACTCCTTCATATGATTTTATGTTTGCAATATTGTTTTTAAGCCCAACGAACGCAAACTCTGTGCCGTTCTTCCCTCTAATGGAGTTCTGTGTAATTTCATAGAATGATTCTAGTTTTAAGGCAATGATTTGGTCAGATAGCAGTTTATGAACTGATTGGCCAATAGAGTTCTGAAACTCACGAGCGCATAGCACCCTTGTAGGCTTTTTTACGCCAATGACAAGTAATGCACGAGCAACGCCCCAAGATTTAGCCCCACCACGACCACCATAAAGAACCTTATATCTGCATGGATCGAATAGAAACTGTAGCTTGATTGGAAAATCAACTGCACTAACAGCTTGGCGAATTTCTGGTGTGATTTCACTCACTTGGCTTTACAAACCTAACTTCAAGAGCTTTTAATGGGCCACCATCTTCGCCAGTTAGCTCTGTTACCTGAGTTTCTTTCCAGCCAGCCCTAGTCTTTAACCAAAATATTGCAGCTGTCATATTGCCCTTTTTAGCCTGCTGGAATAGCGTATTGGCTATTTGTGCGTTGGCATCTATGCGCCCATCTTCTAATTCAGGCTTGTAGTGCTTTCTTAGCGTGTCATCAGTTATATCTAGCTTATGCGCTATATCTACAAAGCGTGTGCCAACAGCAGCTAGTGTTTTGACTAGCTTTCTGCTTTCTTCTGTTGGTATATGCTCTTTTCCTTGCATTTTTGTCTTTTATATGTCCGAAAGTAATGTAGCCTGTTTACCAGTAAATTCTTCCCATCGCTTCACAATAACATCACAATATTTTGGGGACATTTCCATCCCATAACATTTTCTGCCTGTTTTTTG